ATACATACTTAGACAATTACATAATTAGTCACACGCAAAGCCGAGAACGCAAAGCGTGGAGTGTCGAGTGCTGCTGTTATCAAGAACGCATGTTCGATATCCGAGACGATAAGAACACATGTTCGAGAAATACCATGCATTAACACGTTCATAATTTGTTCATAAATTGTTTACAGTTTATTCAAGATTTATGCTGCAAGGTGTGATATTATAATATTGCCGAAAGGCAAAGAACAGAAAACAGTGATTAAAGAAAGGTAAAAGGTGAATATTATGAACTATAGCGAAATTGTAAGATTGAATGGTGAAAAGATATCTATTGATACACTGAATGCAATAGAAGAAAGTATGTGTGTAGAACGTGTTGAGTGTTTAGGTGATAGTTGTAAATATTATGGATATTATTGGTATAATGTTACTTTTATAAACTCCATTGAAATTGAAGTTTATTTAAAAAAGGGGGAATGTTAAATGCGAAGTATACCAGCAACAACAAAAGAATGTCGACAGATAAAAAAAATTATAATATTAAAAGATTGTATTGTACTGTGGTCATATAACTGGATTGCAAAAGATTATGTATATTCAGTTTGGAGCCGAGATGGTTTTGAGCATTTAGACGCTGCTTGTTTTAGAACTTATAAAGAGCTTTTTGAATATATTAAGGCAAGAAGAAAATGATAGCCGAAACGCTGGAACAATCCAGCGTCATACAAGGGCGGCAACCTTGTATCTGATGAGAGTATACCGATATAGTGAGATAATAAGTGCGGTCAATGCTCATTGGCAAGCCAAGAAAATATATCACAGAGAATAAAAAAAAGGAGATTAACAATGGCAACACAGAAAACAAAGAAAAAGTATGTAGTAGCAATTAATGAAGTATCAGGAACACTTGACAATGACTTATTCAAGAAAATGGCAAGCAAGGGAGACATAACAAGCGTATCTGTAACAGAAGTAGTAGGGCAGGAAATTACAGTAACAGGAACAGCGAGTGCGACAATCGAAACAGATGAAAAAACTTTTAAAATGTCTTATTTCAACACGGAAGAGTGCGGCATTGTACATTGTGGCGGCGGAACTCTTTTTGAAGAAACTTTGTTTGACTATTTATCTGACGGAGTATCTAAGTTTAGAGTTAATTCTGTAAAATGTAAAATGGGAACAGGCTACAAGGCAGTTCCAGTCTTAGAATAAGACATAATATTAAATAATTGTCGGAGTGAAATGTTTCACGTGATATAATGTTTCACGTGAAACATTTTTTTTAAAAAAAGGCGGTATATATGGAAAGTAAGGAACAGATATACAAAGAGTTAGTTAGAGAAGCTAAAAGTGCAAATGCTAAACTACAAAGATTGCGAGGGCATTATGGCGTGCAATATGGCTGGGCTGGAAAGCGTTTGATTGATAAATTATCAATAGACGCTGTTAATACTGTATCTGATAAAGGATACATAAGATTTAATAAGAATCTGTCTACTGTCCAGATGAAAGCTACATTAAAAGCACTTAAAGAGTTCAAATTCAGCAAGACAAGTACAGTAAAAGGTGTGAAAGAAAATATTGAAAATGTAAAGAGTGGAATAGGCTCTTCTTTAGACGTAGATAATAAAACAGCACAGGCAATATATGATTTTTTTGCAACAGACAAGTATAAATTAAATGATGAAGTTAAGTATGAAGCGTTAAGAATAGCGTTAGAAGTAGATGATAAAAATGGAAACGTAGAAGATTATATTGATATAGTGGAGAATTATATTGATTTTGGAAATGATGAAGATTTAAGAGAAGAATTGATAAGTGTATATGATATTATTAAAACAGGTAATTTTGATATTAATAAGATTAAATCATTTGACAGTGTGAGGTATTGATAATGTTATGGTGGGAAGAGTATAAAGGGCATGCAATTGAAATATTAACAAAAGGTAAAAACACTTGTGATAATACAATATATACTTTCGACATTGAAACAACTTCTTATCTCTATTATAATTATCGTGTATACAATAATCTTGAATATCTTAATTTTACTGATGAAATGAAAGAGAACATTTTAAAACAGGCATGTATGTATATCTGGATGTTTGGAGTAAATGATACTGTATTTTTTGGTAGAACATGGCAAGATTTTATTGACTTTCTTTATAGAATAGAAGAAAATTGTGATGAAAACAAAGTTGTTTTCGTACACAATCTTTCATTTGAGTTTCAATTTTTAAAAACTCATTTTCGATTCAAAGAAGTTATGGCAAGAAAAAAACATAAAGTCATGAAAGCAGTTCTTGACGATTTTAACGTAGAATTTAGATGTACATACTTTATGAGTAATGCGGCACTTGCAGAACTTCCAAAACTCTTTAATCTTCCAGTTAAAAAGAAAGTGGGTGATTTAGACTATAATAAGATAAGACATTGTAAAACTTCATTAACATTGAAAGAGTTGGACTATTGTGAGTATGATTGTCTTGTTGTGTATTACTATATAAGAAGAGAACTTGAAGAATATAACTGTGTAATGAATATTCCATTAACTTCAACGGGACATGTAAGAAGAGAACTAAAAACGCTAACAATGAATGACTACAAGTATCGATATACAGTATATAAGGCTATAAATACGAACCCACATGTTTACAATATGCTTTGTGATTCCTTTGCTGGCGGTTATACACATGCTAACTGGATTTATGTAGATGAAATATTAAATAATCTTGACAGCTGGGATTTTACTTCTTCTTATCCTTATGTGCTAGTGTGCGAGAAATATCCTATGACAGAGTTTAAACAATGCTTAATCAAATCAGCAGAGCAGATGTTAGATTGTTTTGCATATTTAGTTAAAGTCAAGTTTTACAATATCAAATCTAAGTATTTAAATAATTTTATTTCTAAAAATAAATGTCACTATTTAAAAGGTGCTGTCTATGATAATGGTAGAATTGTTCGTGCTGATGAATTAGAAATAACACTTACTGACGTAGATTTTAAACTAATACTCAAACAACATAGTTTTGACAGCTACGAAATAGAAGAATGCTGGTATTCACAATATAAGTACTTACCTAAATTATTTATTAATTTTATTTTAGATAAATATATATTAAAAACACAATATAAAGGTGTAGCTGGTAAAGAATTAGAGTACTCGAAAGAAAAGAATAAATTTAATGCACTATACGGAATGAGTGTTACTAATACGATTCGTGATGAGGTTAGATACTCTAATGATTATGACTGGTTAGATGATCGAAAACTTGACAATGAGGAAATTCTTGACTTACTGATGAAAGAAAAAAATAAATCTTTTATGAGTTTTGCGTGGGGTTGTTGGGTGACAGCATACGCAAGAAGAAACCTTGAAGAAAATATTATTAAGTTAGATGAATATGTTGTTTACTGTGATACTGATTCTATCAAGTTGATACAAGGGTATGATAAGAGTGTGATAGATGATTATAATAAAAGCGTTATGTCTAAATTAAAGGCAGTATCTGAAAAGCTGAATATTGACATTGAAAAATATCAGCCAGCCGACAAAAAAGGAATTAAACACCCTTTAGGAGTGTTTGATTCTGACGGACACTATGAAGAGTTTATAACTCAAGGAGCTAAAAAGTACGCGTATAGGCAATTTGAAAATGTCTATAAATTTAAGAATAACAAAGACTATTGTTTTAAACATGAACACAATTTACACATAACAGTCAGTGGTGTACCTAAAAAAGGGGTAGTTGCATTAAAGAACGATATTAGTAATTTTAAAGATGATTTAGTGTTTGATTATAACGACACTGGCAAGAACATGTTATATTATTGTGAAGAGCAACAACCTATTGAATTAATTGATGAAAATGGTGTGTCTATGATTGTAAATGAAAAAAGCGGTTGTTGTATTGTACCAGCAACATACAATCTTTCTAAATCTTTAGTATATGCCGAAAAGGTTGGAGACAGTAGTTCAAGAGCAAAATTCAAAGAATAATGTTTCACGTGAAACATGAAAAAAAAGGAGTGATTAATATTAAACAGGATAATATACATTATAACATTGATAATATCGACAGTAAAAATGCATTATTTAATCTAATACTAGGAGAGAAAAGCGGCGGTAAATCTTATCAGGTTAAGCATAAAAAAGCCGTAGAACATTACTTGAAAACAGGGCAGAAATTTATATTGCTTAGACGCTGGAAAGATGAAATTAAAACGGATAAAATCGAGCAATATTTCAATGATGTTGACGTTGAGAAACTAACTAACGGTGTGTATAATTGTATAACCTACTGGCGGGGCGGTATATACTTTGCTAGATTTGATAATGAAAAATTCAAGACGGTTAAAGGCGATAAAATAGGCTATGCAATTGCATTATCGCAAGAACAGAATTATTCTTCTGTCTCTTTCTTGGATGTTGATAATATCATTTTTGAAGAGTTTATGAGCCGTACAATGTATATAGCAAGAGAGCCTGAAAAGCTAATGATTTTCTATGATACAGTAGATAGAAAGCGTGGAGCGGTTAAGCTGTGGCTTGTAGGTAACACAATATCTCGTGTCTGCCCTTATCTTCCAGCGTGGGATTTGCAAACGACAATTCAGAAAATGCGGCAAGGTGATATTATCACTAAAAACATAGTCAATTCAAATAATACAATTAAATTGGCTATAGAGTACTGTCGACAAACAAATCAAAAATCATTTGCTATTGGCTCTAGTGAGAGTATGATAAGCGGCGGTTCATGGATGAGTACATCACAACCGCATTTAAGTACAAGTATTAAGACATATAAGGCTGTGATTAGAGTAGTATTTCAGTATCAAAGTTTTATGTTCTTAGGAACACTATACAACAAGAAAGACGAATTAATATGGTTTATCTGCCCCAAGCATACACCTATAAAAAAAGGAACTCTTGTCTTCGGTGTAATATCAGAAAATCCATTATATTCTAAGGATATATATAATATGGATTTCAGAATTGACGCTAAGATTAGAGATTTAATAATGAAATCTTTCAATGAAAGTAACATTTTTTATTCTACTGATTTATGTGGTACTGATTTTAAACAGTGCATTGATTTTACTATAAGGAGATGATTTCTTGAAATCTTATGAATGGAAATTAATAAAAGATTTAATGAATGATTTATGCGTTAGGAATGAAGTGATAGACAAGATTAATAAAGAGCAAGAGTTTTATATTGCAAGAAATATTATAATAGACGCATACGATATTAAGCATATGAATAAGGAGAATTAATATGAGAAATAGTAATATTATTTTAAGTAAAGGAATTAAATTAGATAAATCATACAATAATTGTTTAACTTTATCATCAGATGAATTGCTGGAAGTGTTAAGAAGTGAAAGGCATTATATTACAAGTGCCAGTGACTTTTCTTTTATAAGAAGTACTGGAAGAATTAGCACACCTTTTACTTATAGCCAGTGTTTATCTTCCAATTACATGGCTTTCCAGAATCCTGACTATGATAACAAGTGGTTTTTTGCATGGGTTGACAATGTCGTTTATAAGAGTGACAGGTGTACAGAAATTGAGTACACAATTGACTACTTTAGTACTTGGTGGGATAGCTGGGCAAGAACAGAAACGTATGTTTTAAGAGAACATATAGCAGACGACTATATAGGGGCTTCTCGTATTCCTGAATCTTTTGGTGTAGATTCTTATGTTGCTAGGGATACCTATAAAATACAGGTTAACCCAGATAAAATAGCTTTTCTTTTTACAGAAGCAAGAAAAAGTTCATCAAGTATTGCGAATCCTCAATATGACAGCCCTTACACAGCATATCAAGGAATTGGTGGAGTGCCATTTAATGACGGTTTACCTATGACATTATGGAGAGTTACGGCAGATTTAACGCAATCTGGAATAAGTACATTAATGCAATATTATGGAGATTATGTGAATGAGGGTAAAGGTGGCGACCTTGTAGGCATATTTACATATTCATCAGATAGCGACATAAAGGAATGGGTAAATATAGAAAAGATTGGTTCTATAGACGGATATACACCAGCTAATAAAAAATGTTTACAATATCCTTTTGTAAAGGTGACAGTATCGAACCAGCAAGGGCAGACATTAGAATTAAGGCAAGAAGATTTTGGAGAAGTAATAAAGTTTAAATATGGTGGTACTGATAACTATAAAGGACAATCTATATGTTTTCCAAGCGAGTACAAAGGTATTACAGACGCTACTGATTTTGGTTTATTAATAGATAATTATCCTACAATTCCAATGACGGTTGATTCTTTTGCTTCTTACCTTGCTCAGAATTCTACTAATATTGCATTAGGTGCTATAGGTGGTGCGGTAGGTACTGTCTATTCTATAGCAACAGGAAACCCACTAGCTGCAATTGTTGGTATTGGAAATGCTATTAATCAGTTAGGACAAATTCAATCTGCAAGAACTGTACCCGATTCTGTCGTTGGAATGTCTGGCGGTAATCTTATTAACACTAAATTAAATAATTTTGCATTTCTAATAGAAATCAATACCGCATATACAGATGTAATTAAAAGTGTAGACGCATTTTTCAGTAAATATGGCTATGCTGTTAATCAGATAAAAGAACCAAACTTTTATGGAAGAACTAACAATTATGTACAGATAGCACAGGATTCTGTTATTGGGTTCGGTGACGTTCCAGCGGGTGACATGAATATTATTAATGGGGTATTTAGAAAAGGAGTTACATTGTATCATTCGCATGATACTATAGGAACATATTAATTAAAAAAAGTGAACTCAGATCAGAATTTTTGAACTGAGTTCACTTTTTTTTTAATTATACTTCTACCCAAGCACCGTTTTTATAAACAAAGAAACCAGCAAAACCGTTTGCATCATATCTTTTAAATAAAATTCCCTCGTTCTGTGCTGATGTACTAAGCTGATAAGCACCTTCCATATTTCTAATAATGTTTTCGGACGTGCCAGTTTTAAATAAGCAAAACGTACCTTTTATATTATTATTAACGATAATATTACTAATATCTAAAATGGTATCCTGACTACTTTCAAGGTTATTAAGTAGATATTCTGCATTTAAAATACTGTCTTTAATAGTATAAATACCTTTACTTGCTCCGCTAAAAGGTGTTATATTAATACGACAATCTTTAATACTTAAATCTAACACATCAGGATTCGTCTGTGTTATTAAATATGTGTCTATGTCACAATTGTTAATATTAATAGTTTTTTTATTAGTTCCAAAACATAAAAAGACTTTTTTAATATCGCAATTATTAAGTGTTATATTACCGTATGTGTTACAATTTTCTGGTGGTGTTCCAACAACACAGTCCTGTATAAAAGCTGTGCTATTAGTATTAAAAAGGCAGCTATTAAATGTTAATGATGAATTAATAGAAGAGTTAAAAAAGCCGACATTAGGGTTAGCTGTTGTAACAAAAGTACAATTATTAAAAGTAACAGAACCGTTAATATAAGAAAGAAAAACATTTCTTATCGAACTATTAACAATACAATTGTTAAATACAATGTTGTTAAATGTTGGGGCATTAAGATTTATTTCTGTAAATCCAACAATATTAGTTAATCTTATACCATTATCACTATTAATATATGAATTGCTAATACTAACATTTTCTATGACGCAATTTAACTGTCCATATAATCGAATACCAGCATGTCCAGAACATTTAATATTATCAATTATGACATTCTTTATAGTTTTTCTAATACCTTCTATGGCATTTAATGCTATAAAATCATCTCCAGTAGTTCCAGATACATTATATATATATATATTAGAACAGCCGCCGTCTACATGTATTCCGTCACTAGATATAATAGTTACATCATTTTCTAATTTTATATTAGAAATAGTAATACCATTACTTTCATTTTTTTCACTATCACTTATTAAAATTGAATATTTTTCACTATTAATAATTAAATTAGTGATATTAACATTTGAGCAGCCATGTACACTAATAGCTAATGAATTAGACATTAAATTGATATTATTAATATCTATATTATTAGAATCGGTGCAAGAAAATATGCAATGATTTAAGTAACTATCATTAAATTCTACTTTTTTAGTTATAGTACCACCACCAAAAATCTTTAAATTAGAGTGTAAAACAAGATTTTCTGTGATAAGGTACTTCTTAGATATATTAACATTATTAAATGCTAAGGCTTTCTGGATTGCTTCTGTATCATCTGTCACTCCGTCACCTTTTGCTCCGAACATTTCAGGAGTATATATGCCAGAAAGAAAACTATTAAACTCTCCTGTTGTAATTAACTCATCAATTTTTTTGTTAATTTCTTCCTGTACATCCAGATTGGTAAAGTAGTTATTAACATAGTCATATAATGTAATAAAATTCTGTTCTAACTGATTAATATTATCATTCTGCTTATTGTTGTTATCTATAATCTTATTAAGATATTCGACAACTTTACATAAAAGTTGATAATTTGTTACTGCATCGAAATCCGCTTCAATGAAAGGAAAACTCTGTAAGACGCATAATTTAAAAGGTGTTAGATTTTTCATATCTGTATAATTATTATTATTTACATTTGTCATTATTATAAACCTCTCTTTCTAAACTAAACCATAAAACAAGCAATCTAAATCATTATATAGCATTGTCCAGATATTATTGTATTCTGTCTGAAATTTAAGAAATAAGTCCAGTTCGTTGTCTGCCGTTCGTGTGACTACTTCTTTAATCGTTTTGTCACTCTTACCACTGTCTGTATTAGTGCTAGTGTTAGACGTTGTTGTGGTTGTATTATTAGTTATTGTGTTATCCGATACATTGTGCGTATATTCTGTTAAATACTCACTACTATTAATATCGTCAATGTTGCTTTGCGGAGTGTCTGAATAACCTGTATTATTAACAGTATTTGTCACTCCTGTATTCTCGCCAGTAATAGAACCATTAACAATATTATTGCCAGTGTTAGAAGATGTTGTATTATCTGTATATTCTCTTGTTGTTGTGCCACTCTTAAAGATATCCCAACCTTGGAGACTATCCCATAACATGTTATACTTAGGAAGTATTTCAGATAATTTGTTTTCAAGCATGATTTGAAAAAGTGTGACAGTATCAAAATTGATTCTACGCATGAGATAATGATTCAATATGTTATGTTCAAATGTTTCACGTGAAACATTTGTTGTCAGCATATAGTCAAAATTGAATATATATTCTCTTGCTTTCTGCCACATATCCTTAATTTTACTAGGTTCGTCACTATCATAATTTACCAGCGACTGCATTATACTATATAACGTGGGTGGCAAATTATTCCCCTGTTGACATATCGGATAAATCATATTCAGAACTCCTTTCATCAGATTTCAAATTAACTGGTAAGCCGTCATAAAAGTTAAAATCTACTTTTATATTAAACTTCTCGTCAAGTTCTTCTTTCCACTTGATTCTCGGTTCTGCTGTGGCATATCTTCCAGCAATAGTACCGCCTTGAGAGAAAGAAACTTCATCAGTAATCAAACGCTCCTTTTTCTGTATGTTCAAATTGCATATGCCGATATGATTAAGGAACTCACTATATATCTGCTTCTTATATTCCATTAATTTATCTGTTACATATGGGGCTGGGGCGAGAACACTCTCAAAATTATTTAAGTAATTACCGTCAAAGGCGAGTACTGTATTCTCGCAAGCGTCTACATTATTAATAATGTTCTGTACAGTCATTTTATTCTCGTTTGACGTTTTAAACAGTCTAGGTGTTTTCTGTTGCGATATGTTAATATCCATTGTTCTGTCTGCCAACGCTATACGCTGTGCATACTGTTCTATATCGTATATCAGTGGATATCTGCCTGTTGTGTCATAAAGTAGAACATATTCATTAGGTTTTAGTATTTTAGACCTATAGCCATTCATACCATAGCATTGTATAGAAGTCGGGCGACCATATACGTCAAGTGTACCAATATTCTGAAACGGCAATATTAAATGTCCTAGTATTTCATCAATAAAGCTGGCGACAACTCCATTTCTGAAAAGAACTTTATTGACATATGCAATATCTATATACTTAGATAACCCAGTGTACTGTATTCGATTCTGTGTCAAGTTAAACATTTCTCGACGGTGCATGTTTAATGTTGCAAGATTAGAAAGTTGTGTGTTTATGCGTGTTTTTGCCATTTTTTACTCCTTTCAATTTTAAAAAAAAGGCAGTATATTTATACTGCCTTAATATATTATGTTTCACGTGAAACATTAAAGAACAGTAACGCTTGCAGTTCCTGCCTTAGTGGTATCATAAACAGAAGTTGCGGTTACTTCTATCTGTGGTGCTTGTGGTGCTTCTCTGCTTACAACATAATCAGACGCAATCTTTAAAAGACCACTCTCGTTTATTGTTGCCTTACCATCTTCTCCACCCTTAGTAATAGACCATGTGACAGCCTTGTTTGCAAATCCTGTTGTCACTACTGTTGCGGATAACTGCAATGAAAGTCCAGCGGATAAACTACTTTCATTCGGCGCTACTGTTACACTTGTAACGGTTGGGGCTACTCCAGCAGTAAAAACAACAGCGTTTTCAAATGGACTTGTAGACTTAATTCCCCAGATGTGTAAAAAGTGGTTATTCTCTAATGTTGTAGGGTTGTAGAAATCTGTTGTCTTTCCAACACTTATTGTGTCCATACCGTAGTAATAATCCATGAACCACTCACGAGACACAATAACGGCTGGAATATTAGCAAGCTGTGCAAGTTCTTCACTTGTAAATGGTACATACTGCTCACCAAGTACCTTTGTTAATCTTTCAGTGTCGTGTGTATTAAAACCGTCTGCAAGAACCGCTCTTGCCTTGAAATCAGCGTCATCTCTAAAGAAAGATGTTGCAAGAACTTCTGTTGACATATCTGCCTCAAAATCTGTATTCAAAATGAAAATCTGGTCGTCAAAAGAAGTTGCTCGTCTGATACCAGCTGGATTGTAATTAGGGCTTCTGAATGTCATCTTGTTAGATATACTCTTCATGTCTGAAACACGTTCTCTTGCTGTCTTAGTGTCGTAGTCGGTAATCTCAACAGAAGTCATTGTCCCGTCCAGAATCCTTCTGCAAAGCTGGTACTTGTCGATAATATATTCATCATATACTTTAGATTCCCACAGCATTGAAACTGCTTCTTCAATAAACGATAAAAGACCTCCCTCTGTCTCAAATGCCATTGCAAGCTGTTCATCAGATGTGGTTGTCTGATAGTAGATCTGAAAATTAATGTTGTGTAAATACTGTAATACGTTAGGAACTTCTGTCTTTAAGAATGCTGTCTTATCGTCAAAATTCTTGTTATAGTTATGCACATTGCATAAATCAAGAATAATCTCTCTTACTGTCTGACCGCGCTTTAATGTTCCCCTAATAGTAAAATCCCATGGATTCTCCCAGCGGTTACGCTTAATTACTGTCAATCCGATAATATTAACAGTATTGATAAAAGCGTTTCTATAACGCTGGTTGTCCATAATCAACTTGCCTATCGGTGCAATACTTTCCCCCTGAACTGGTAAATCAATCTCTGCTGATAAAATAGGATTCTGGTTAATAATGTAACTTAATAATTCTGCATTTGTATTAACTGCTAATACATTTGTTTTTGCTGCTCTTGGCATATTAAATCTCCTTTACATCAATAATTTTTTTATCTTCAATATCTTCTGTAATATCTTCTTTATTATCAACAGAATCACCATTGAAAAATCTTTCCTTATACCTAGCTTTAAGGTTTGCTGTTTCAGCTTCAAGGTTTGCGATAGAAGCTTCCATTTCTTTCTTTTCAGCTTCATATCTTGTCTTATACTCTTCGTTCACATCTTCTGTCCAGCTATCTTCAATGTCCTCTAATATTTCAATCTTTTTATCGTCTGAAATTTCAAGTTCATCAATTTTTTTTTTGAAGTTTTCCTTTGATAAAACCATGTTATCTCCTTTCTTAATTAAAATTAATAATCATACCAGCATAAATCAAATCAGGACTGTCAAGTCCGTTTAATTCCGCAATCTCAATCATCTTGTTATAAATTGCTGTGTTGTCGTCAAGCTGATATCTACGTGCTACTATCTGCCACAGATTGTCGCCAGCCTGTACAGTATATGAATCAGCTTCCGCTGGTTCGTCAGGTGTTGTGTTATCTTCATAATCCGAATGCTTAATATCATTTAAACGATTATCAGCGTATTCATCATATACACTTAATCCCCAATCTTCAATAATAGAAATAATTGAAAAACTATAATTTGGGTCCGTAGCATAACCACAGTCCTGAACAGCTACTGCTTGTAAATGATTGTTACTTTCATCTGTTGCAGTGTCATAATGTGACCACTGCATTAAGTCATACAGCCCTACAACTGCTTCACTTGCTGTTGGATATATTTTAAAACTATCTACAATGCTAGTTTCTACACCGTCAACGTATTCAGTCGTTGGTGAATAGAATCCCTCTCCTTTAATCCCAAACAAAGAAACAGAATTAATATTATAGCCACTTTCTTGACATGCCATAGCTATTACCACACTAGGTAAGAGTACCTTATTGTTATTCATTTTTCTTGCAAGATATTCATTAACAACAATCGGCGCTATTATATTAACAAATACGTTTACATGGTCATATTTAGTTGCTGTGATTGGAAACTCCATTTTTTACCTCTTTCTCCAAAACATCTAGTGCCTTGGTAATTATTGTCGGTATCTTAATACCTGTAATTGCTATGTTTTCAGTAATAGAAAGAACTTCTTCTACTATAAATGCAATTATGACTATATGTCTAATTACATTCATTGCAAGTAGTATATCTAACTGATACGCTATTACTACTATTACAAGTGTAAAGAACTTCTTAATTATTCCTTTAAACATAACACCACTTGACAGCTTTCCACTGTCTGTTTTACTGCTTTTCTGCCAGATAGCAGAAATAAGAAAGCCCACTATTAAATCAATAATCATTAAGACTATTAAGATAATAAGGTCGTTTGTTGGTTTGCCTATTAAATTAATTAATAGGCTTCCTATTGCGCCTGTTACAATAGACACAATGCTTTTAAGTTTAATATTAATCACTCCTTTTCTGTTTTCTTGGCTTGCCAATGAGCATTGACCACACTTATTATCTCACTATATCGGTATACTCTCATCAGATACAAGGTTGCCGTCCTTGTATGACGCTAGATGTTCCAGCGTTTCGACTATTTTGTAAAATCTTCAATTCTTCTATATATAAATAGAACTATTACTATTAATATAAATGCTGTTGTATTCATCCGAACATCTCTCTCATATCTCGCAAAATATCTTCACATTCAACTGACACGGTTGTATGAATATTTATTGTTAAAATTCCTAAATCTGCATAATTAATTATACTGCTATAATAATTAAGTATTGCGTTAAAGTCTTTACACCTTTCTTCACTAGTGTAATTCTTATTGTTCCACATGTCAATTATTTTCCGAACATTTATTCGCATGTTATCTCTCCTTTATATTATCATATTCTTTACATTCTTTGTCATATATTTCTTTAATCTTTATATAAACATCAATATCTGTATCATCTTCTAATTCTACAGAATACCATGCACAATCTGTATATACTCCACTATTTCCTAAACATTCAGTAAATGTTACATGCCCACTTTCTTCAATCTCTTCTAACTGGTTAAGACTTATAATTTCTTTGTCAAGTACCTTGATTTCGTTCATTGTTAAATACATGTTAGTCACCTTTTACCTTTCTATTGTTACCCAGTGCCTTGTCAGCACTGGGATATTAACTTATTTAATCTAATGATATAAATACCTTATTACCGTCATTTAATACTGCTACATTTGCATAAAAACCATAATCATCTAAATAAATAACTTTAACTTCATTTATAATATCTACTGATACTCTAAAAACATCATGCTCACCTATATCATACGAACTGTTATATTCTATAGTCTCGTACTTGTCAAAATCATATGAATAAATATAACCTATATCATACATTTCAAACAATTTATCTACTGTATAAAAGTCTCTTCTTACTACAAAATTTTTCTGTTCTGCTTTCTTTAATATTCTCATGTCTTTCACCTTTTTACCTTTCTTCAATCACTGTTTCTGTTATTGTCTTTCGACATGATTATAATATCACAATCGGCAGCATAAATCTTGAATAAACTGTAAACAATTTATGAACAAATTATGAACAGTATTGTTCCTGTTATTTCTCGAACATATGTTCTTGAGTGC